ACTCGCCCCTGAAATTGCTTCGAGATTGTCCAATTCGTGACAATCTCGAAGGGCGCCCATCGCGCCAAGAAATGCAAAATAGGCCATTGCACCGGGGCCAATCGCCAGGTGTTTCATTAGTGTGTCAGTGAGTGTTTACTTTAGGTACGGCGACGACGAGCAAAAACTGGATAATTCATGACGAGACTCGTGATGATGGTCTTCCAGTTGAGCTTTCTCCATTTGTTGGGTGACTTGCCGGTCGTCTTGTTCTGCATGTACCAAATAACCTTTCTGATATTTTCATCGCTCAGATTCTGACCGTATATACTACGCATATCGTTTTTGATATTCTGTGAAATTCTCATAAACGTGGGATCGGGGTTGGCTTTGGTTATAGCTCTCTCGACGAGATTCTTGAGACGTGCCCTATGCACGTTTCGTGACGTACCCGTAACCTCGCGGCGAACCAGTGCAGTGTGAGTTAGCATCTTACTTAAGGGACAACATATAAAGTGTCGAACGTACCAGTGCAGTAATCTCATCCTGAATGTTCTTCAGGTAGGAGTCTCGTGGGAGGCGCATGCGGCGAAGCTGTGTCAGAAGCGAACGGAAATACAGTTTAGGGTTGCGGGCAATCGTGCGGCGGCCCACAATGATGCGGCGGAAACGGCCATACTTACCCATGTATGCCTCGGCGTAACTGTCAAACAAAGGGACTATACCTTCATAATACGCCTGGAGCGCCTTGTGCTGTGCAAACGAATTGGTCGTCAAGTGGAACGCGTGCGCCTGTGTACGGGAATTCATAAGAAGACCGACGTACTTCTGACCATTCATTTAATAGTAAGCGGCGAAATTCTTGCGCAGGAAGGAGAAGACCAGGGCGAACACCAGCGTGTGCACGCCCACCGCCAGCAGGGAAGACTGGCCAGACATAAAGACACCCTTGCTGGCTGGTGGGATGGTCAGCAGCACGCCTGGGGTCAGAAGCACGAACAGGATGGCGGGCACGATCATGTCAGCTGGGCGCAGGGACACCTTGAGCACAAACTTGGCAATCAGGTAATACACCAGGGACAGAACCAGGGCGTGCACCAGCACTGGGCTGGGGCCCACGCGCAGAAGCAGGCCCGGGCTGAGCAGGGCGAACAGGATGGCTGGAGTCAGAATCTTGGGACCGGTGATATCCATGTGGGCAGATACTATCTACCGAGAAAATTGTCGGACAAACTCGGCAAAGTCGTGGAACGACGCCTTGTTCATCAGCGTGCTGTTGAGGTGGTTGTCCTCGAGGTACTGACGAAGGGACATCCACATGTTGAGTACATCCTCCGAATGCCAATCGTGCCAGTCCGTCGGACTGAGCACGAGCTCGTGATCCTCCTGCTCGTCGTACGTCTCGTCAAAGTCGTCGCCGTTGATGAGAGCGTCATCACGGTACTCGTTGTTGATACCCATTGTTTCTACTTGTTTTTCTTACGTCTGGACTCCTTAGATAGGCGGAGGCGTGCGAAGCACGCCTCCTTCGCCGCTTAGCCTGTTGTTTACCGCTGCGCGGCGGTGTCACACGTGACACCTGATTAAGCGGTTTTCTTGACGGTGATGGTGTTGCGCTCCTTGACTGGTGCGTGGTCGACTATGATCTGATACACCTGCTCCACTTTAGTATCGTCGCCACCAAAATAGGTACGCAGACCCGCCAGGATGACATTCTTCGTAATACTGCCACGTGACTCTTTGGTGTGCAGCGAAACCTTCTCCTGATTCACCTTGACGGTGTCAACATCCTGAGTCTCCTTAATCTCCTTCATGTGCTCCTGGACCTGTGCCCGGAGCTCCTTCTCACGCTTGTTCAGTACAGCCATGTCTTTCCTCGCAGCAGCAAGCTGGTGCTTCAGGGAGAGCCATTCAGTCATAATGGTCTTAAAGTCATCCATTTGTTAGTTAAAGCTGTTTATTTTTTAAGTTCATTTAGTCCCGACTCAATTGAATCGATATCTACTTCTCGTAGCTGTTCTCAATCTCAAACTTGGGGCGCATCGTGTCCGGTGGAATGGTGGACAGGTTAAAGATGCTCACAGCGTCACGGGGGTTGGGTGGCTCGGAGCGGAAGTCGCGGTTGGCGTTACGCAGGTTGCCACCGATCGTTTCGGGGAAACCAATCTGGGCACGTGGGTCCAGGAAGTTCTGGCCAGACAGGATGGCGTCTGGAGAAAACTGGCCGAAATCCTCGGTCGTCACCACCTCCTTGGGAATCAGACCCACGTTGGTGTTGTCGTACACTGGCATGTCGACCGTGCGCACACCGGAGCCCTCCATCTCGAACGGGGCTGGCTCACCAACAGATGCGAACGTGCCACCTGGAGCAGAGATGTGACCGCCGCCCTGCATGATACGGGGACCATCGCTTGCTGGCTTGCTATCCGTTGGCGATGCACCGACTGGGTCGTCGCCTGTTGGGATGTAGCCGCTACGCTGAGGATAAAATACCATCATGGCAATCAGGAACAGAAGAATCAGAATTGCCAGACCTTTGACGTCCATGTTATAATACTACACGACTTTTTTTTTTCAGTCCAGGTAATCCGTCGGGTCATCCTCCTCAGCCTCTGGCTCTGGCTCGTCTGCAAATTGAAACTCGACTGGGTACCCCTTCGTCTTTGGCTTTGGTGCCGGCCGCTGACGAACCTGGACGACGCGCCAAATGGGACCGAAGGAGCGCTTGAGGAACCAGAGACCAGCCAGCTCAAACAGGAAATCACACGCTACTGAAATCTCCTCAATGGGGTTCTTCTGAGCGTCAAAGAATGTCGTCACAACCTTCCCCTTGATGGAAGCAAGGGTTGCTGAGAGTTCACCGTCGGCAGAAAGGCTGGCCTGGTACGCGGAACGAATCGTCTCGGCCGATACATCCTTGCCGAACCACTCGAGCTTGCTCACCTCCGCCTGACTCAGAAGCTCGTTGTCAATAGACTCGAACAAAGTTTTTGAGGGTACCTTGAGACTCACCTGACGCGTCTCCTTCGTCAGCGTCCCGTCAATCTGTACATTGTTCACCTGGTGAAATACACGGGCGTCACCCTTGGCTGAAACCTTCAGAAAGTAACGGCCGTCTGGAATCTTTACGGGAGTTCCGTACTCCATAGTATTCAAAAAACAAACCTAAGCTCTAAGTAGAAATGAGCATGGGTCTTGCCAATGCACCAGAAACGGTCGAACCAACGTGTCCATCTGGCTACATGCCCATTCCGACCGACCCTTCCAACTGTGCCACGTCGACGAGTTCAACTGTCGTCACAAAAACATGTCCGTCTGGGTACACACTTCAGGCCAATGGGATTTGTGGAAGAGGAAGCACGTACGTGACGACAGGACCGACATATTGTGGTCCACAATACACTGGGAAAAACTGTACACAGAGGCCTCAGGTGACTCCTGGGCTCACACCCTTTACCGGAACAGAATCGGGTCCGAACATGATATGTGCATTCCAGGAAGGCGACGCACAGTTTCCATGTGATCCGGGGTGTTGTACAGTTCCGTCTGAAACAGACGAAACGACGGGTGGCGATGGAACGACGGGTGGTGATGGAACGACGGGTAATTGGTTCACCGACGTGTTTCCAATCTGGGCGATCATCCTCCTGATAGTTCTGGGGACTATCATAATGGCTGTGTTAATCGCAATGGCTGCCAAAAAAATGTCACGAAACAGTAGATATGGAAACACCAAAGGTTGATTACCTCACGGCGTACAATTTTATGAAGGACACACCCATTTACGGTGGTTTCATGGTGTGGCACTTTGTTCTTTTCATGGTTTTCGGCCCCATGTTAACGTGGCCTATGCTCGTCCTTCTTCTACTCGTGTTCGGTACCCAGACTGCGAAACTAGTTAAAGACATGAAGGGCTCAACAAGTATCAATGGCTGACACTACCATCACTCTGCAGTCTATCTTCGATGAGATTAAGCTGCTGCGTAAGGACCTTCGCAAGGTGAAGAATCTGATCGAGGACCCACAGGGTGAGAAGGCCAAGGCTCGTTCGACCAGCAATGGCTTCAACAAGCCCCTGGATATCTCCGAGGAGCTGCGTAAGTTTCTGAAGCTGGCTGCCGGTGAGCAGATTTCCCGCTCCCAGGTGACGAAGAAGGTGAACGAGTACGTGACGGAGAAGGGCCTGAAGCAGGGTCAGAACATCAACATGGACGCGCCTCTGAAGGCGATCCTGGACCCCCCAGCGGACGTCCAGGTGACGTTCCTGAACATCCAGAAGTACATCAACAAGCACTACATCAAGACGGAGAAGCCTGTGAAGGAGAAGGCACCTGCGGCGGCTTCCACGTCCGAGACGCCAAAGCCGGCGGCGAAGCGTCCTACGGTGAAGAAGATGTAAACTTTTCTCCACTAAACAGTAATGAACACAGTACTTGCTATCATCGCACTTATGACGGTCCTGAATGCTCGGACTGATGTGACTGTCATACATGCTAAATATTCGTTGTCAATGAAAGATAAACTCCTTTTGACGTTTCATCACTTTGTTATTTTGTTCATGATACTTGGCGTCTTTTTCAGATCCAGGCGTCTCGTCAGGATCCATCTGGGTGTCGTCGTCACCGCTTTAATATGCTGGTTCATGTTTGGCAACAAGTGTTTTTTGGCAGACTGGCAGCGAAACAGCATCAGATACACAGAAGAAGACGTTCAGATTATTCATAAATCACGTGGTACACAGATGTTTGAATTTTTTGTTATTGTCGTTCCATTGCTCGCCATTGACGTTCTGAAATTAAAATCGTTGTAATTATCAGATGCATAAACTATTTATTCTGTTTCTGATTCTCGTCGCGCTCTTTTTCATGTTCATGAAAAAGCCTTCGGAGAACTCGGTAAATGTAGCAGGAACTACTGGTCCTGGGTACATTCCAGCGTTCCAGGGACACCCCCAGATTGGTGTTAAGATGTAAAGGAACGTGTCCCTTGGACTTAAAAACAAAAAGTGTACGTAGTGTAATGGAAACCGTTGAAGCGCCAGAGCTCGTCGATGCCCCAAACATTGACCGCGTGGCGCTTGAACGTCTCGTAGGAACGAAAATTAATGATATCAAGTTGTATCGCAGGTCTTTCACGCATAAATCAGCCCTCAAAAAGTACAAGGGTCTTGAAGGCTCGTACGAGACGCTGGAATTTATGGGTGATTCCGTTCTTGGATTTATCATTACGCGATTTCTCTTTGAGAAGTTTCCGGCGGAGCAAGAGGGGTTTTTGACCAAGGCGCGGACAAAACTCGTTCGAGGCAAGACACTATGTGAAATTTCCAAACGACTCGGACTCGATAAATGGGTCCTCATGGATGACAAGGGGATGCGTAACGGCTGGAATACGAATGAGAATATCCTCGAGGATGTTTTTGAGGCGCTCGTGGGTGCCATTTACCTGGACATTGGTATGATTCATGCCAAATCGTTTGTGTTTGCGTCGTTTGAACACGTCGAGATGAACCTCGCAGATGACAACTACAAGGATCAGCTCATGCGTTGGTGTCAAGCGAACAAAGTGCCCTTGCCAGAGTACCAGGTTCGCGGGCAGATTAACGGCACGTTTCATATTGAGGTTATCGTTGACGGTGTTCCACACGGTTCGGGATTTGGAAGTACGAAGAAACAGGCGGAACAATTTGCGGCCCAAATTGCACTTAAGACGACGGAGCGTTTCAAGAAGTAGAGATGGGTTGGGGCATTTGCTTTGCACTTGACGCCAATGGTTATGTGTACTGTGCAGACGGATG